GCTTGGGAGTTAGTGCCGTTCTCCTTTGTGGTTGATTGGTTCCTTCCTATCGGTCCTATGTTGGGTGCTTTTTCAGCATTCCAAGGTCTGACCTTCGTTAGGGGCTATAAAACTTATTACACTGAGAGGACGGTTTTCCTGAACATCGATCAAACGTTCTCGAACGCTGATGCAACGTGGCACGAAGAAGGGAAGAGCTATGGCAGAAGGGTGTCGGTAACCAGGGTAGCATTAACTGCTTTCCCAGGAGCCGTCAGACCTGTGCTAAAGAGTCCTTTTTCCGTAATCCATGCAGCTAACGCTGCGGCACTTATTGTGCAGTTGCTCAGTGGTAAGAAAACGTAAGAAGATGTTCGCAACAGTTCTTTTTATTAGAAAGCACCAACATGGCTGCTCTTGCACCCGTGAAGCTGAGTTCCGTCCTTTCCGGAGTCGCACTTACTACAAGTGCTACAATCGGTGTGGATGTCTCAGTAGCCGGATCACCCGGTAACTTTGACCCCGAGGGTTTTAATATCCAGGGCGTCGCGGTATGGTATGATCGGTCTGGTGGAAATCAGATCGGTTATCCCACGTTGACCTTCTCATCTCGGAAGCCTACCAAGACTTCCAGGGTGACGAGAGTCATCGCAAAAGTTGTTCAACCTATTCTGGAGCAAGTCCCGCCCGCCACCGTTTTCACGAAGGCGTACGATCTTACTGCCAGTATCGAGTTTCTGTTACCGGAGCGATGTACCCTGCTGGAGAGAACTGCTTTCTTCAGCAAAGTTGCCTCGCTATTTTTCAGCACCATTAACGCAAGTGATGGGGTGCCTACCGATCTAACTGGTAGCCCCCTAGTCTCGGGTGTTTTGGTGCTGGATAAACCTTACTAGGCCTGCGCAACGCCGAAAGGCGAAGTGTGGGTCTGGTTGGTTTGAGGTCATTAACATTTTCGCCACTGATCGGGGTAACCTGATCGGTGACGTGATGGTTAGCATAGGTAAGAGTCTGTTAAAGGGCTAAAGTTTTGCCCCCCTGGCTCCCAGACATGCTAATAATGATCTTGTTGTATCCGGTATCAAAGCAGTCTCAAGGACTTTGTCTGTCCATGGGGTCGCTCGATTCTCGTTTATAGGAGAACTGCTATGTCTTCCAAGAAGCGTAGTAAGGCTCTAGTTAAACAGAGCTTAGACTTCCGCGTCCCTGAGGGTGTAACTCTCTCAGCAATTCAAGAAGCACTCGCTGGTCTTGATTGTCCTCGGTCGCTGGCTGTGTCTATCATCATTCGTGATGATCCGATACAGCTTAAGACTTTGGACTTCAACCCGCTTCACTATGATTCTCTAGTGAGGTGTCGTGATGCCTACGCAGCCACCAAACTGGTATCGAAGGCCAACTTTCTCAAGTCGGGCGTTGATACACAGAAGGCGGCTTTAACAAAGTTCTTCCTTATGGAAGAGCTGTGTAAGCAGACGAATCGTCGATTAGGACATTTAGCTTTCGACCCCTTATATAAAGGGCCGAACGTGTGGCTGCTTAATGCATTCACACGAAAAATTGCTAGTGTCTTGGTCGGTTATTCACCCGAGGAGCTCTTTGATGAGGCAAATTGGGGTCCTGGTGTCACCACTCGTATTAAAGGAGTGATGGCTACAGCAACCAACAAGTTCCAGTTTGAAACTGGGATTACGCGTGATCTGTATTACTTAGTTTCCCGCTGCCTTCCGGTAGCTTATCCCGCGTGGGGTGACCATCTCGAAAAGAGTGGTTATCCAACGTTTGATATAGGAAACCAAGTTGTCACTGTTCCAAAGGATGCGTTTACTGATCGAGTAATTGCCGTAGAACCAGGAATCAATCTTTGGTTCCAAAAGGCGATCGGCTCAATGATTAGGAGACGCCTACTTTGTCATGGGATCGACCTTAACTCTCAAGAAAGGAATCAACAGTTAGCGCGCTCGGGATCGAAAGACTCCGTGTTAGCGACAATTGACTTTTCCTCTGCGAGTGACACAATCTCAAAAGTTCTGATACGTGAGTGTTTTCCTTCTCACTGGTATGAACTGATGGATTCTGGAAGATCACATTTTGGCCTGATCGATGCCAAGCCCGTGTTGTGGGAGAAGTTCTCCAGTATGGGGAACGGCTTCACATTCGAGCTTGAGTCCCTTATCTTTTACGCTGCTGCTTATAGCGTCTGCAAATTCCTGAAATTAGAAAATGCAGTGATAAGTGTTTACGGAGATGACGTAATATTGCCGTCTTCAGCCGTCGATCTATTTTCGTCTTTTTGTGAGTTCCTCGGATTTAAACTGAACGTAGATAAGAGCTATTTTGGCTCAGTCGCGTTCCGTGAGAGTTGCGGGGCCCACTTCTATGACGGGGTGGATATTAAACCAATCTTCTTAAAGAAGATTGCTCAGAACTTGTTTGAACTATACCGACAGGCTAACGCCATAAGGCGATGGGCACACACCAGATGTAATAAAATCGGGTGCGATGCAGCGCTGAAACGGAGTTGGCTTACGCTTTTTCGTGAGGTGCCTAGGTGCTTTCGCATCTATGGACCGGACGGGAAAGGGGATGGATTCATCTTGGGAAACCTTGATGAGGCCACTCCTGTAGTCGCCGGAACACGGGAATCCTCCTATCAATGGGAGGGCTACTACATCTGGCAATTCACACATGTCGGGAAAACCCGGCGTTCAGAGGAAGTCGGACTATTGCTAGACCGGCTTCGTAATCGGTCCACTAAAGAGTATGGTAATAATTATACTCTTAGAGGTCAAACAAGGGTAAGCTTAACGCAAACCCTAGTTGAACAGTGGTACGATCTCGGTCCTTGGTTTTAATTCAAGGACTTTCCTGCTCTGACCGG